GCCCAAATCACCGGACCGTGCAGATGCCCTTGCGATCCTATACTCAGGAGGTGCCGCCGAAGCATGGGGCGATGGCGACTACCTCATGGGTGATGAAATGATAAGCGCAAGAGGACCATAATATGGTAGACACATTTATTGACCACCGAGGCAGGCACCGGGCAGCTTCACACGGCCATCCACTTCCAGTCACAATTGAAGGCGGCGCGACGACTGCCTTTGGCGAAGTGGCTGTGGCAGAGAGCACTCCGCAGGTTCAGATCAAGTTCCCGAACGGTATCGTTCCCGACAATTGTCAGGTGCTGACGAACAAGGCAGGGTCAAGCGCGGCGGCAACGAATGGCCTTTGCACAGTCACAGTTGCCGGCGTAGCAGAGGCTTTTAGTCAGATCAGATCGCGGGACGTCATTCGATATGGCCAAGATGCAATATCTGGGCGCCGGTGATATTACAGTGGCACTTGAAAGCCCAGAGAGCGGCACCTTTGTCCCGATACATATATTCAAGTTCGCTGGTCGCAATGCTGTGCCAACTTTCCGCAACCCGACTTTCCACATGAACATGATTGCCAAGACTGAGGCAGGCTTTGCCGGCGCAGCCCAAACAATCAAGACATCTTCACTCGCTGGCTTTATTGAGGGCAAGGAAGCCGATCAGGCAATCCGTAAAGCACAAAGCAATGAGATGAGCACTGACGGAACTGAAGATGTGGTTGTGCTGTATCTTCATAACGGAGATGTATTCCAAGGCACCCGGAATAAAGTTGTGTGCTACCCTGATTTCATTTCAGTCATCAATGAAGCCACCAAGCCGATCTTCGGCAAGATCATTCGCAATCCGACAAATGTTACAAGCGGAATGACGTTGTCAGATGTGGATGCGAACAATTCCGTAATGACCTACGCCAATTCTGCCGGCGGCGGGTATCTGGGCGGTGAAGAAATGTTTGGTTTTGCAGTCCCTGCCAGCGACAGTAAAGGCATCAACATCAGCGATCTCGATATGTCGATCAGGCCCACTGACCGCTGGGCATTTGTTGCAACGAAAAAGACAGGCGGTGCAGACGGCCTTGTCACAATTGGTTGTAGCTGGAAGGAGCGCATTTAATGGCCAAGTCAAAGGTGACCGACAACGATATCTACTCCGAATGGCATCGGTCGGGCAGCGAGGCGGCAGTGATTGCCAAGAAGCTCAAGACAACTGTCAAGCGGGTCAATCTGGCCATCAAAGAAGGCGTCGAAGAGTTTGCCGCCAACACCAGAGGTGAGATGTCGGTGGCGGATCCTCTCAACATGTTCGGCGGGCGCTTCAGCATCACACCCTACAATCCTGATGCCTTGGTCACCCGATATGGCATGCGCATCTTTGACCAGATGCGGGAGGACGATCAGATCCATGCCGCCTCCCTGTTTAAAAAGCATACCATCCTTTCGGCAGGGTACGAGATCGTCAGTCCTGAAGGGCAGGCCGAGGATTGGGAGGTCACTGAGTTCGTCACCAAGACACTTGAAGAGCTTGATGGATCCTTTCAGACCACGCTGATCCAGATAATGACGGCGATGGATTATGGCTACAGCGTCACGGAAAAGATTTACGACGACGCCGACGGCATGATCAATCTCAGGGCACTCAAGACCCGCAAGCCTCATTCCTTCGACTTCAAAACGGACGAGCATGGCAACATCGCCGAGGATGGTCTCTGGCAGCGGGGCACGGCTGGCGCATCAGCGGGCGGGTACACCAAGTTGCCGATTGACAAGTTCGTGATCTACACCCACCAGTTCGAGTTCGGCAATCATTATGGCAAGAGCGATTTCATCGCCGCCTATCGGCCTTGGTGGTCGAAGGACAATGCCTACAAGTTCCTGATGATGGTGCTTGAACGCTATGGCGTGCCGACCATCTTGGCGATGTATGATCCCAAGAAGTATTCGCCGGCGCATATCGACAAGCTGTACAGCGCCCTCAAGTCGATGAGCTCAACAACGATGGGCGTGATACCTCGATCGGATCCTGACAACCTTGAATTATGGTCGCCGGAGAACTTGGCCAAGAATGCCAAGGACGTATTCGGCCCGACCCTTGATATGTTCAACCGGGACATTGCTCGGGCGATCCTGATGCCGGGCCTCTTGGGCTTGACGCCTGATCAGCAAGCTGGCTCATTCGCTCGCGCTCGGGTCCAGTTTGATGTCTTCATGCTGGTGGTCGAGTATCTGCGATCCGAGATCCAAGAGAAGGTGATGATGGACCAGATTATCAAGCCGCTGGTCAATCTGAACTTCACCACCGACGTGTATCCCGGGTTCAGGTTCCTGCCGCTGACCGATGACATCCGTCTGGATATCCTTGGCGAGTGGCGCGAGCAACTGGCTGCAGGCGGTGTCAAGTCAAGGCCCACCGACGAGAACCGTGTCCGCGATCTGCTCGACTTTGAGGAGTTGGATCAAGACGAAATGGATGAAAGGAATGCTGAGCCCGATGAGGAAGAAGACGAAAGCCCTGATCCGAGCGAATCGCCGGATGATGAAAGCCCGGAAGACATCGCCACAAGAGAGGCCGTCGAATCCTTCGCCATCCATTCCGACGCTGCTACCATCGAGAAAGAGCTCGACCGGGTCGAGAAGCGAGGACGCGAGCAGATCAGCGCAGCCCTGATCATCAGCCGCAACGCGCTGTTAAAACACGTTGAGAAGAACTTCAAGCTCCAGTCTGAGTTCCCGATGAGCATTAAAGGGCTGCGCAAGATCGATGGCATCAAGAAGGCGGTCGAGGAATTTGTTCTCAGCACCTATCAACTGGGGCGGACAACCTTGCGGCGAGAAGTCAAGGCCTTCACCAACAATGAGGTGAAATGGTACGACGATCCAAACTACAAGCCCTCCGATGCCATGCGCCACTTGCAGCAGAAGTCGCTATGGGTGACTGGCGTCATTGAAGATGACTTGGTTGATGAGGCTCGATTGATCCTGCTCAACGCGGTCGAGACCGGTCAGCCTTTGCGAGCGACCATGGAGACGCTTGGTGCTGCCTTCGATCCGTTTGTCGGGATCACTGTCGATGGCGAGGTGGTCAGTGCCCATCGACTTGAGACCATCATCCGCACCAATGCCACCGACGCATTCAACACCGGTCGATTGCTGCAGGCCAGACAGGCCGGGCCATTGCTGAAGGGCTTTGAATACAGTTCGATCCTTGATGGCCGAACCACTGATGTCTGCCGTTTCCTCGACGGCAAGAACTTCAAGGCCGGCGACGGCAACGCTGATCAGCTCAAGCCGCCGAGGCATTTTAACTGCCGCAGCTATCTGATCCCCATTCCGGCCAGTGCCAATGTTGACAAATACATCAGCGCCAGCGAAGTCGCCCGGGGACTGTCGCTCTCGCATAAGGGGTTTTAAGTTAGGGCGAATTGCCCTATAATTTGCTGGCATTGTCCTCCCAGACGATGCACTCCCTGTTGATACTACCCGGCCCTATGATCGGGGCCGGGACTTTTTAGAAAGTTAGAACCAAATGAAAATCGGATTCATCGGCCTAGGCAAGCTGGGCTATCCCGTCGCCACTGCAATGGTTTATGCCGGGCATGACGTTATGGGTTACGATCTTGACCCAGTCAACATGACCTATAACCAGCGCCAGTATCAGGAACTGGATCCGGGTGGCAGTGATTTCAACATCACCGTCAGGCACATGGCGGATAATGATGGTAAAACTTTCGTCAGCAAAGAAAGTGGTCGCCTCCACTTCGGCTCAATGGGCGAGGTCGCAGCGCATGCCGAAGTGATCTTCGTCGCAGTGCAGACGCCGCACGATCCAGAATATGAAGGCATCACGCCCATTCCGCTGGATCGCAAGGACTTCGACTATCACTACATCACCGATGCCAGTCAGGACTTGGCCAACTGCATTCTGAACATTCAAAGATTCAACCATGATGATGGCAATACACCACCAACAATCGCCATCATCAGCACCATGCTCCCCGGCACGATGCGCCGCGAGATCATGCCCATCTTCAAAGACATCGCGCCGGTCGTTTATAACCCTGCCTTCATCGCCATGGGCACAACGTGGCGCGACTTCATCGACCCGGAGTTCGTGCTGCTGGGTGGGGATGATGACGGTGCACTTGACAAAGTTCGCCAAGCGCACATCGATTGCCTTGCGGCCACAATGGTTGATGAAGATGCGCCACATGAATATTCCGAGCGAACGCACAAGCGCCACGCCCCGTTCGCTGAGGTGTCAATCGAAAGTGCCGAGCTGACCAAGGTCGCTTACAATACCTTCATCGGCCTGAAGATTGGCTTCGCAAATACCATCATGGAGATATGCCATGAAATACCAAATGCTGATTGCGATGAAGTTATTGATGGGCTTTCCCTTGCTCATCGTCGCATCATTAGCCCAACTTATCTTCGTGGCGGTATGGGCGATGGTGGTGGTTGTCATCCTCGTGATAACATTGCCATGTCGTATCTGGCCCAAGAGCTCAAGCTGAGCTGCAATCCTTTCGAGGACATCATGCACTGGCGCGAGTACCAGACCGACTACCTGATGCGCCTGATCATTGAACAATACAAGGCGACCAGCCTGCCCGTGGTGCTCATGGGCACAGCCTTCAAGCCCGGCACCAACATCACAACTGGAAGCCCGGCATTGTTGCTGGCTGACTTGATGACTGGCCAGGTGCCATTTGAGATGTTCGATCCAATTTGCACAGAGTGGGATCCACGCATTGATTCTGGCGAAGGCGCACCAGATGTATTTAGTGGCGAAGGCAAGCCTTGCATCGCTGTTATTAGTTGCAAGCATGAGCTTTGGGAGCGCTGGGCATGGATCGAAGGCTCAATCGTCATCGACCCTCACCGCTACATCGCTGACCAAGATGGCATCACGGTGATCCGAGTGGGAGAAGGCTGATGGCTGAGCAAGGTAAGAAGCCTACAACTGATAGGCCAACTGATAGAGCAAAGTCCATTGACCGGCGTGGTGATCCAAAAGAAGTTGAGACCAAGGATGAGATCAAAGAACGCATCATCAAGCCCCCTCCCCTTTGGCTTGCTGCTGGTGTCGGTGCCTTTCTTGGTAGTGCCGGAATGTCATATCTATTCAGCTGGATGCTCTGCGGATGAAAACAATTCACCTCGCCCAGCCCAACCATCGCTTCGGCAATAACGCCTTCTTGCCATATTCGGTCGCCAGCCTGTGGGCCTATGCCATACAGGACGAGATGGTCCGCGATAACTTCGAGCTGGCCCGGCCAATGCAGTTCGACCGCGAGCCTTTCGAGAATATCATAAAGGCCAAGCCCGACATCCTGGCCCTGAGTTGTTACATCTGGAATTGGGAATACAATCTGGCTCTGGCTGCTGCGGTCAAACGAGATAACCCAAAGTGTGTTGTCATTCTTGGCGGGCCACAGGTGACGTCAGAGCCGCCAGATTTCATCGACATTGCCATCATGGGTGAAGGTGAAAAGATATTCCATTCAGCACTGGTTGATATTCCTACTAGGCCGGTGACGTTTTGCAATGGTCGCTCCAAAGACATCTCCCAGCTCCCATCACCATATCTCACTGGCCTGTTCGATGATCTCATTGAGGCCAACCCGGAGGTCGATTTCCATGCCCTTTGGGAAACGCACCGTGGTTGCCCGTACAGCTGCACTTTTTGTGATTGGGGTTCCGCCGTCCAAGCCAAGGTGACACAGTTCGATATGGAGCGCCTCAAGGCTGAGATGATTTGGTTCAGCGACAACCAGATTGAACTCATCTACAATTGCGATGCCAACTTCGGCATGCTGCCGCGTGATGGTGAACTGATTGAATGGTTGATCACCACCAAAGAGAACACAGGCTGGCCGCAAAAGTTGCGCGCCGCTTATCCCAAGATCCATACCGATCGGATCTTCGAGCAGGCATGCCGATTAAACGATTCTGGATTGGGCAAGGGCGTCACGTTATCGTTGCAGTCCCTCGATGACAATACCCTCACCGCTATCAAGCGCAAGAATATCGCTATCAATGATTATGCCGCCTTGTCCCGGCGCTACGCTGAACGCGGCGTTCCCACTTATACTGAGCTGATCATCGGCCTGCCGGGCGAGACTTGGGAATCTTTCATTGGCGGCATCGATCGTATCCTTGATGCCGACCCGAATGCCAACTTGGCAATATACCCTTGCATCGTTTTGCCCAACAGTGAACTCAATGACCCAGCCTATCGCGAAAAGCATCAAATTGAAACCCTGACCATGCAACAGATGCTGCTCCACGCTACTCCTGATGAATGGGCTAAAGAGACCTATGAGGTGGTGACTAGCACTTCGACCATGAGCCTTGACGAATGGCGATCAGCCATGATTCTGTCGCATGCGATCCAAGCCTTCCATTGCACTGGCCTGACCCGCGGCCTAGCGATCTTTGCCAAGTTAACTTTTGGCATTCCCTATACCAGATTCTATTGGGCGATGGCCTCGCACCCAGACCTAAGCACGTTAGTCGGCATGATCTTCTATAAGTATGGCAAAGTGTTCGCCGAGGCTCTCGCCGGCGGATCGTGGGATCAGGTGATGCCGGGTTATGGTGACATCTCATGGCCAGCAGAAGAAGCATCCTATATCCGGGCTATGGAAAACCCCGACCTGTTCGTGGCTGAAGTGTGCCACATGGTGGAATTGCCCAGCTCCGTCATTGGCCACCAGTTGAAATCGATCAAGCCAATATGGCCAGACAAAGAAGCATGGGCGAGGGAAGCCGTCTGGTACGGCAGGAAGGCTAGTTATGAGCAATTCGAAAACGCGCGTCTCGGTGATATTGCCGGTGATGCTCGCTGATCCATGGCAGGAGGATCTCGCTCGATTCCAAATTCTGACGATGCGGGCAAAGACCAAGATCCCTTTCGAGCTGGTGATCGTCGAGACCGGATCAGGTGATCTAGGTGATCTAGTTGATTTGGCCGACAGGCATCTCTACATGGAAAAGCGATCCAATTACACCAGCGACTTCAACGCCGGCCTGCGGACATCAAGCGGCGACTTCAAAGTCCATATCGGCATCGATGTCTTTGTCGGCGAGGGCTGGCTCGAAGCAATGCTGGAATGCTTCACCAAGTTCAAAGATTGCGGCGTGGCGACAATCTCAATGGGCGAGCCCGGCGCTAGCATTGGTCCCTTCGTGCCGCAAGATACAATCGATGAGGCGATGTACGGGCCGCTGATGATGTTTCGCGATGGCTGGTTCTTGGATCCAATGTTCCCCGACCAAGCCTCCGACAACGATCTGGTCATGCGCATTTATAACGATGGCATGCGGGCGTACCGAAACAATAAGGCCAAGGGCTTTCACATGAATGGCATCACTTGGGAAAAAGCATTCAGCGCCGAAGAGCGGAATGAGAAAGTGATGATCGCCAAGGCAAAGTTCGAGAAGCGCCATGGCGACAGCCCGCTGGCAATCTACCGAATGATGATGCGCGGCAGCAACCAATACGGCCGGGAGTACTTCTGATGATCACAGTGCTGATGCCCATTCTATTCACCGAGCCCAGTTGGCAGGTGCCCATGACCAAGTACGCTCTGGATTGCCTTGCCATCTATCCCGGCGCTGGTTTCAACCTAGTGATTGTCGAGACTGGCAGCAGCCATCTCCAGGACCACAAGGTTTATCAAGGCAATGGATTGCCCGTGCAGACCAAGTATGTCAACATCGAAGAAAAATCCCAATGGACCGCCGATGCCAATGCCGGCCTCAAGTGGTGCGATGGTGAGTTCGTGGTGCACACCGGCAATGATGTCTTTGTCCGCCCGGGCTGGGCGCGTGAGCTGCTGCGGCCCTTCGAAGATTATGCTGACTGCGGCGTATCATGCTTGGCGTCTGGGGATCTGCCAAAGCCAATAAGCGATGTCGGCGATCACATCATTGAAGGTGTCTATGGTCCCTTCATGATGTTCCGTCGACAATGGTTGCCCGAGCACTGGGCTCTGATGGATGGCAACGCGGCACATGGATCAACTAACACTGATCCATTCCCAAAGACATTTGATGAAGACTTCCCTGACATCTTCAGCGACACCGATTTGGTCTTGGCCCACTACGCTGCCGGCCTACGATCGTATCGCAATCATCGGGTGCGCATCGAGCATCTCAATCGGGCGACCTACAACGACCTCCATTCAGAAGAGGCGCAGGTCGAACGCTTCCACAAGTACAGGCAACAGATGGCCGACAAGCATTTCAAAACCTGCGGCCACCTACGCATGTTCCACCACCTGATCGATGGGCATGTGGTTTAAACTGAAAGCTGAGAATACCCGTCAAGTCTGAACTGCTCGATGAACTTTGCCCCGCAAGATTTGCAGGCCATTTCGCGCCAAGCGCCAAAAGCATCCCGCTCAATGGATGTGACCGAGGTCACTTCTTTCTCTTTGCAGTGAGGGCAAACCTTTCCCTCACTGCGGGTGTATTCTTCTTTCGATAGTATTTTCATTGCCTTGCCTCCTTCGCGATCTGGACAATCATCATCGCCTGATTTTCGAGCTCAATCCAATCTGAGTGAGGCAAAGTTTTAGCGGCGACGTTTTCAAAATTATCGACACGCTCGATCATGCGATTGATACGTGACTTGGCTTGATCCAGAGCCATGACTTTGACATCTGGCAATCCCTTAAAGTAAGTCATCTTGGTTCTCCCGTTCTAAGTTTCTCTACCACCTCTGGCCCGCGCTCGATTTGAGCAGCGGGCCTTTTACTGGTTGTGTTAAAACTTATTTATGATCGAGCGCGCGCTGCATCGCGATACGATCCCGAGGGCTGACACCGTCGATGTAAAAGATCGACCAGCCGCCGGACTGGCTGCTTTCCATCCAGCCCTTGTTGAAGCTGTTCCAGTGAAGGATCTTGACTTCACGATCTTTGCGAACCACGATCTCGAGCTTGCGAAACTCGTCGCCCGAATCTTTGTAGTCGGTCTGCTCAATGACGCGCCAGCCGTTGTTGCTGAGCTCGGCGAAAGTGGCCCGGGCCAGATCGGCATGGATCACTGCGCTGCGTTCACGACCGCCACCCATCACCCACATTTCGTGATTGGCTTCTTCGATCTGGTCTTCGGTGTAATTGGTCATTTTCTTTTTCCCATTCTCGGGACGCGACAACCGCCTCCCATGAATTGATAACATAGAATTATAACAAGAGGTCAACATTAAAGTGAACAATAAAATAAATTAAACCGCCTTTCTGCCGGGGCCGAAGCCCCGGCGAGTAGCACGATTACATCGGGTTGTGGCAGCAAGGGCACTCGGTGACGGAATCGGCCCACTTGAGCGAGGTGCGAAAGACCATGCCACATTCGTCGCATTCGAATTTCTGGACGGACTGCTGTTGCTTTTTCTTGGCATGCGCCGCCATGAACTTCGGCTGGGGATAGGCACCCGTCTTCTCGACGAAGGTTTGCCAGATCGCTGCGAAGTCTTCGCCGCCGGTCATATGCGTGGGCTTGCCGACCAGCAACAATGCTTCGCCCAACTTCTTGAACGGGCCTTTGTGGCCGGTGCCATCGGGCAACGCGGCATGGACCAGCTCGTGGACCAAAGTGCCAAGCACGGACATCGCGTCGGTCTGATCCGGGCGGATCCAGATTTCGCGGCCGGCGTCTTCAGAGGCTGATGAGTGCCAGCATTCGCCGATGTGCTTCGAGCGGAGACCGGTGCCCATATGCCCGGATCCAACGCGGACGTTTTCGGGGAGCTCGTGGCCGGCCTTCTTAAACATCGGGCGGGCTTTGCGGACTGCTTTGTTTAACCACTGTTCTCTATTCATCTTGTTTCTCCCGTTCTGGGCCGGGGCCGAAGCCCCGGCATTTAATTTCAATCGCTGCGGTTGTCGTCGATCAGCTTCCATGCTTCGAAGCCGGCTTCAGTGAAATCCACTTCGCTATCTTCAGGATCGTTGGGGTGGATAACGATGAAGCCTTTTTTGACGAGACTGGACAGGACGCCCTTGCAGGCATTGACGGTCATCGCATCGCCGGCGAAATCGTCAGCCCAGCACCAGCAGCATGCATCGCGGTGGCTCTGCGGCTTGGCACCATTCTGCGGGCACATCTCGTGATAGGCGATGTTGTTAAGGACGATGGCTTCGAGGTTTGTTGTGATGGTCATCTGATTTTCTCCGGTTCTCTAGGGCGACCCCCGTGGGCCGATGACTAATAATAACACAATCTACGGAAGATACAACGTTAAAACGGCCTATAAGTTAAAAAAGATTTTAATTAAATCAAGGCCTTAGATTAAAATCGAATAAGGGCGTGCCTTCGATTAAGGTGATCGCCTATAAAAGATCCACAATCGCGCAGCAACGCCACGCCTCGGGTCAAAGCCCGGCGCGTGGCGTTTTTGTTTTGAGGGACCAATATGAAGCTTCAGCTATTGAATATTCCCGGCTTGGATCGCATTGCTGCGACAGAGCTCAAGGATCGTTCTACAGTCGCCGTCAAAGGCGATGCTGAAAAGGCCGCATTTAGCGCCTTTGGTTTTTTCCAGCCGGTTGGCATCACAATCTCCATCGGCAAAGTTAAGGGCTCAGACAACTGGGCCATCCATTCCGTATCATTTGACAAAGAAGCCTACGATCTTGTATCCGCCCGCAAGTGGCTTGATCAGATGAGCTTCTGGGGCGGCGATGAATTCAAAGACACGCGGAATGAATTCACATACGAAATTCGAGCCAAAGACAACTTTGATCCCTCGACAATCAAGCGGATTGAACGGCCCAAGTCATTCGCTGAGCTGAAAGATTTCAAGGACCCTGCTCCCAACAGCGGGCGCATCGATGGCGTTGAAATCTTTCGCACCGGCAAATGGAATGGCGAGAACTACACCACCAAGGACCTTCAAGATATCGTCGCCGCCGCCGAAGGCGTCGGCTTCAACCCGCCAGTCAAGCTGGGCCATCAAGAGAAGAGCGGCGGCATGGCTTATGGCTGGGTCGAGAATATCCGCATCGAATTTGACAACGCAAAGAAGAGCGCCGCCAGACTGGTCGCTGACTTTGTCGATGTCCCCAAAGAAATCGTGTCTCTGATTAAAGAGCGCCGCTTCGATGCGGTGAGCTCAGAGATATTTTGGAATTTCAAGCGCAACGGGAAACTGTTCCGGCGTGTCTTGAAAGCAGTGGCCCTGCTCGGGGCCGAAACCCCCGGTGTGGGCGACTTGAAGCCGCTCCATGGCGTCGTCGAATTTGGCGAAAGCTCATGGGATGGAATACACGCCTATACGGTTCAACCAAAGAGGAGAGCAAAGATGACGCTCAAAACCCTTGCTGATTGCACCGCGCGCTTGACCGCATTGACGGCTGAGATTGCAGAAGAGCAGGACGCTGAAAAGCTCGCTGCCCTTTATGCAGAGCAGTCCGAAGTGTCCGGCAAGATCGTGGAACTGTCAGCCAAGCCGCCCAAGTCGAAAGACAAGGCCGGTGAAGGCGATGATGAAGGCGATGGCGGATCGGCCAGTGTCGACGCCGTCGACTTCAAAAAGATGCAGGATGATATGGAAGCGATGCGCACCGAGCTCGCTGCTTCCGGCGAACGCGAGCGCGCCGCTCGGGTTGAGGCCAAAGTCAAAGACCTGCGCGTTCCCTCTCTTCGTGATCATGTCGCGGCCCTTTATGATCTGGCCTCCCGGTCGGACACTCAGGTTCGCTTCTTCATCAGCGAAGATGACAAGGGTGAAAAGAAGTACGGCGATGTTGCTGCGATCAAGGTCATCGACGATCTGGTCGCCCGCATCAACAAATCCACCGAAAGACTTTTCACCACTCTGGGTCACACCGGTGACTTCAAACGGGATGACGAGCCCGCCGCCGAGACGACCGAAGATGCCGGTGCCGAGTTGAGTCGGCTCACCAGCGTTTACATGGCCAAGCATGACATCAAGGATTACAGCGCAGCCTTCAAGCTGGTCTGTGATGACCCTGACAATGCCGAGCTGAAACGCCAGTACGCGGAGGCCAGCTGATGTCTGATATGGTCAATGTCGTATCCCGCACCGCGCAAGCGGCCCGGGACATGCGGACGATGCAGTACACCATTCAGCGAGCGGTTGCGGCCGGCACTTGCGACATCGCGTCGCACGCTGCCGCCACACACGTGCTCGGGCCGATGGGCGTGCTGATCAACAAACCCGATTCTGGTCAGGCCGCGACCATCGCCTACGCCGGCGAAGTCAAGGTCGTTGCCGGTGGCGCCGTCACCGCCAATTCCAAAATCACCACCAATGGGTCAGGGCGCGCCGCTGATGCAGCCTCCGGCAATATTGTCATCGGTACCGCTCTCGAGACTGCGGCCACCGACGGCGAAGTTGTCCGGGTGCTGCTTGAGCGTCCCACGCCTCTGGTCCGGACATAGGAGGGGATGATGTTAAAGTCAACTCTGAAAAAGTACGGTACCCCTTCCGGCGGCGACGCTCACATGGATGTGCCGCTCTCGAACATGGCGGTGCGCGCCTTCAACGATAACGTGGATGACTTCATCGGGGCAAAGTTGCTCCCGGCCGTTCCGGTCGGCAAGCAATCCGATAAGTACTACACGATCAGCAAAGGCGCCTTCCTCCGTACCCAGACGGCACTCCGGGCACCCAAGACCAAAGCCCGCCGGGTCGAGTTCGATGTCAGCTCCGATGCCTTCTTCGCCGACAACTACGCGTTGGCCAATGAGAACGCTTTGGAAGACCTCGCCAATGCCGATATGGCGATCCAGCTGCGCGAGAACAGCGTCAGCCTGATCACCACCGACTTGCTCCGCTCGCAGGAAGATCGCATCGCGACCTTGCTGACGACCGCCGGCAACCTCGGGTCGGGTACGACCTTGACCGGTGGGAATCAGTGGACCGACTTCACTGCCTCCGATCCGATCGCCGACGTCACCACCGGCCACGCCTATATCCGGGCGCAGACTGGTCTGGTCGCCAATACCATGATGATGGATTACGACACGGCTCAGATCGTGCGCCGTCATCCCATGCTCTTGGATATGTACAAGCATACCCAGTCCGGCATGGTGACGATGGAAAACCTCCGCGACGTTTTCGGCGTCAAGGAAATTCACATCGGCATGGCGGTCAAGGCAAACGAACTCGAAGGCGGCGCCTCCTCGATCACGAACATCTGGGGCAACAACGTGCTCCTGGCTCACATCGGGCCGGCCACCGGGCTGCAGACGAAGTCGCTCGGTCTTCGGTTCAATTGGCGTCCGGCGGGTTTCCCGGCTGACTTCCAGGTTGAGCGCATGACCATCGCCGGTGCTGGCACCGAGAAGGTCGAGGTCATCGAGGCCGGCCACTTCCAGGATGAGAAAGTCGTTGCTCCCGAGCTCGGCTACCTCATCGTTGACCCCCGCGGTTAATCATGGAACTGGTGTTCACCAAGGACGTTCCTCGTGGTAATGGGAAGTGGAAGGCAGGCGATGTCTTCGACTATCCCCAAGCCACTTGGGACCAAATTGCGAGGTCGCTTGGCAAAAAGCTCGGCAACTTCACTCGCACCGTTACGGAGGCAGCGCGCATCAGCGTTGCCTCCGATCGGACCCCGGCCAAGGCGAAAGCCAAGGCACCGCGCAAGAAAGCAGTATAGGAGAGCGGCATGTCTGGTAAGACCAATGACCAACTCTACAATCCGCTTATCCATGGTGCTCTTCACGGCAACCTCGATGGCGGGCCGAACAGCAACGAGCCTGCCTTTGGGCGGACTTCGGTCGCTTCGGGTGATGTCTCAGTCACCGTCTCGACTGCTCTGGTGAACTCGGACAGCATCATCCTCGCGACGATGCAGTCCGATACGCGTCAGAACAGCGGCGCAGCTGGGCCAATCGAAGTGTCATCCATTCGCAGCGGCATCTCTTTTGATTTAGCGATGGCGGATGGTGTTGCGGCTCGTGATGCCGCAACCACCGTCATGTGGGCCTTGATCCGTACCACGCAGGGTTAAGACCATGCCACGGAAAACCGTTGACACAGAGACAGCGACAGTCCCCATTAGCGGGAGCGGTCTGGTGTCAGGTAACTTCTCGATTGCCGGGGCAAGGGAACTTGCCATCGTTGCCCCGGCACTCACTTCCTGTCAGGCATTCCTGCAAGGGAATTTTGACACAACCTCAGCTGGCTTTGTCCGCATTGCTGAGATGGATGGTCAGGGAGATTTCACTTGGACAGTTGGCATCGGTGGCGTTGCTCTTTCGGCCGAAGTTTTAAAGCCCTTTGAATATGGCCGGATCGAACTTGATATTGACCAAGCTGCCGCACGCGATTTCAAAGTGGTGCGGAAGCTTTAATGAACCATGAGAAAGGTAGAAAAATGCGAGATGCATATGATATCGTCATGCTGGTGCCCGGCATGGCCTTTGACGGGAGCACCTTAAAGACCAAGTCTTTGGGCGGCTCCGAAACTGCGGGCCTATGTATGGCTCGTGAACTGGCAGCGATGGGTCATCGCGTCATTGTCTTTTCAAACACACCCGAAATCAGCACTCACGATAATGTGGTCTACATGCCGCAGGATCGCTGGGAGATTTATTCCAAGTCGACGCCTCATGATATCAACATCGTGCAGCGCCAGCCCACCGCCTTCCAAAACCGTCTGGCCTCCAAAGTCAATATCCTCTGGCAACATGATATGGCGACGGGTCGTATGAGCGATCACTTCAAAGCGCCAAGCTGGAACATCGACCGCGTCATGGTGCTCTCTGAATTCATGCGCAAGCAGTATTCCGATGTATACGGCTTCGGCGAAGACGATCCGATCTGGTGGAGCACGCGCAACGGCATCGACCTCAAGTTGATTGATGATGCCCCCGGCGGCGGGCGTGATCGCAAGCATCTTATATATGCCGCCCGACCCGAGCGTGGCCTTGATGTCATGCTCGACAAGATCATGCCGGCGCTCTGGGAGATCGATCCCGAGTATCGCCTCACGGTGTACGGTTATGAAAATCCTGTGTCTCATCTGGATGGCTTCTATGGTGCCTTAGCCCAACAGATGGATGAGATGGGGGATCGTGTGAAGCACGGAGGGCACCTGACAAAGGCCGAGCTTTATGCGGTCCATAAGGCCGCGGGCGTGTACGTGTATCCGACACCGAGTCCGATCAGTGCAGACTTCCGGGAAATCTCATGCATCTCCGCCATGGAGGTTCAAGCCTGCGGCCTTCCCATAGTTACAAGCCGCATCGGGGCGCTCCCTGAAACCGTCGCCAAAGGTGCCGGCACCCTGATCAATGATGGCACCGCCTACGTCGAGAAGTTCGTCGCTGCCGTGGTCAAATTCGCGACCGACGATAAAGCCTTCGAGGCTGCATCGAAGGCCGGTATCAAAGCTGCCAAGGCGATGGACTGGTCTTCAGTCGCCGAAGAATGGACGTTGGGCTTCGACAAGTTGTTCGATGAGCTCAACGATGATCCGGTTCGGCTGGCCTATCATTTCTACAAACGGTCAGACATCTTTGCCGCCAAGGCGGCGCTGGAAGGTCAGACCGGGCAGGGCGCTGATCGCTTGAGTGGTCTGATTGACCAGCACTACCCGTTCATCGTAAGCCAAGAAGCGTTCAACGAGCATTATCTTTCAAATGGTTTAAATACCTCAGCGTACCTTGACAAGCTCGAGGCGACGCCGGATATGTTTGATGGATCCAACGAGCGGCGCTTCAGGGACATCGCTGATCGCATCCGGTTTGAAATGCAAACCAACGAAGACGGGGATCTCCCTGATTTCAAGATGCTCGAGTTTGGCTGCGGGCATGGCTGGTCGTCGATCTTCTATGCCAACACACTGGGCTGTGAAATCACCGGCGTCGATATTGATCCCGGTGCCATCGCGGCATGTGAACGCTATGCCCAAGAGTTTGCCAATGCTCCTGCCAACCTCGAATTTCTCGTCGGCGACGATGAGATCGAGCTGATTGAAGAGTATGATGTGCTCTTGATCAGTGAAGTGCTTGAGCATGTGATTGAACCGGCAACGGTTGTCGAGCGGCTCGAAAAATTTATCAAGGCTGGCGGTCTGGTTTTGATCACCACGCCATTCGGTCCCAGTGAGATTGGCACTCGCAACTGGTACGAGTTCCGGAATCATATCTGGGAACTGGAGCTTGCTGATCTGGCAGAGATGTTCAAAGGCAAACCTGATCTGGCGGTCGATGGATCGCCCGAGCGCAAGTGCGATGTCAACGGCGACGCTGTCGGCTACCATTTGACTTGGTACAAAGCAGATCACGAGCCCATCAAACCCATCGACCTCGATCGCAAGCTGCGGCTTCAGCGACCGCGCCTGACCGTGTCGGCAAATATCATTGCCGGCCCGGGTGCCGAGAAGTCAATCCTTTGGGGCATCGATGCCGTCAAGGAATTGGTCGATGAGATCGTGGTGGTCGATACCGGCCTTTCTGATCTGAGCAAGATCATGCTCGCAACGGTGCCGACTGTCCGCATCATCGAAGGCTCGGATCCAATCCAGCATGGTTTTGAAACGCCGCGCAATGAGGCGCTTGATGCTAGCTGGACTGACATGATCCTCTGGTTCGATACCGATGAGCGGATTGTCGATGCCCAGAACATCACCAAGTATATGCGCCAGTCGCATTGGGTCGGGTTCGGTCTCAAGCAACACCACTTCACCGTCGATGGGCACTTCGATCCCGATATGCCGGTCAGGCTTTTTAATCGCACTGCCACGCCTGACGGCAATCCGATCAGGTTCTACGGCATGATCCACGAGCACCCGGAAGCCGGCATGAATAAAGGGCCGGGGCCAGTGCTGATCGTCACTGATGTCAATATAGGCCATACCGGATACATGTCTGAGAATATCAGGCGCAACCGGTTTGGCCGCAATACGCCGCTGGTCAGAAAAGATATCGAGACCTACCCTGATCGCCTGCTGCAAAAGCATTTCGTGATCCGGGATATGTGCCTGCTCAACCGCTACCTTTATCAAGGTAATGGCGGGCAGGTCACGGCCGACATGGCGGGTCGCGCCAGAGAGGCGTGTGCGATGTATCGCGAGCACTTCCTCGCCCAGACAAAGCTGGTCGGCATCGATACCTTATCATATTACACCGAGTGCTTGGTGCTGCTTGGTGAGGGCATCGATGTGAGCTTCGATCTGAATGTCAATCGTGACGGTGTCGGCGATGTGATCAATGGTCACGGGACCCACGCCCGCTTCGCCGACGCTGATGAAGCGATCGTTGAAATCACCCATCGCCTTGATCAGAAGATGGAACGCTTTCAGACCGGGGAGTGGTAATCGATGGCCTTGACATACACAAGCGTTGACCGCATCCATACCATGGTGCCGCAGATTGGTTCTTTGTCAACTTTGACATCTGCGCAGACGGTTGAGCTTGCCGAGTATGGCGAGGCTGAATTGAATGCCCGTATCGTCAAGATGTATTCCGTGCCGGTGTCTGGAACAGTCCCGCTGCTTCAGGCGCTGGCAACGGATCTTGCCACCTATCAAGTCTTGGCGAAGCGGGTATTCACCAACGAGCGTTTGAAAGACAGCGCGTGGCCTGATCGTTTTAAAGAGGCGCTCGAAACTGCTGACAAGATTGGCGATGGCGATCTTCTCTTGACCGATGAGAATGGCGATGTCATCGGGGCCAATACTTCCACTTCACAGCTGAAGACGACCACCGATGGTTTCACGCCAACCTTTACCGACAGTATCAACTTCAAAGACATGACCCACGATCCTGACAAGGTCGAAGCGCAGCAAGACGAGCGCGGCAATGGTTACTCGAGGCTGGTCACATGATCGGCGTATCAATCAACGTGACTGGTGCAAAGCGCAAGCTGCGTAAGATGCGCAACCATATCAATGCCCGGCAGATCCTCCAGTCGATTGGCAATGCCCATCTGTATTGGATTGGCCAGAACTTCAAGGCTGAGGGCTCGTTGGGCGGAGCTCGCTGGCAACCCTTATCAGCGCGCACGCTTTCGCAGCGGCGCATGCATGGTCGAGGCGCCAAGATCCTTCGAGATACTGGCCGGCTCTCAATGTCATTTGTTTCGGGCGGCAGCGATAATATCTTTGCCGTCGGCCCGCAGCATGTGACCGTTGGCACGCAAACCCAGTACGCCCAACAACATGAAGAAGGCATCGGCGTGCCGAAACGTAAGATGCTGCCCTCAAGAATTCGTGCCAAGATAATCGCCAAGCAAGAATTGCAAGCGGTCTACAATATGGCGGCAAGGTAATGGCGCGCATCGATTATTATGCTATTGAGGAAGCCATCGCCACCCAGCTACGAGCGGCGGCAACATTGGTTGGCGTCACGGTTGATGTCGAGCAGGAGCCAGACTTTGCTGAAGGATCCAAGGTTGTAATTTATTTGATTGGCCGCAATGCGCCAGAAGAGATGCAGAGCCTATCAGCCGGGCTGCGCACTCGATATGAAATCACCTATGTTGCGGTCTGTATGGCTCAGATGCTTGACTTGAAAGGCGCGATGGAAGCCCGAGACGATCTGATTGGCAATGTCGAAACTGCCATTATGACAGATCGAACATTTGGCGGGGCCGTTAAATCCTGCTGGCTTATGGGCGGCGAATTTGAGAATGCTCGGAACGGGGATGATGGGCTTTTCAATGCCGCCGGTGAAATAGAAATAGTGGTTGATGCCACTTCGATTGCTACATAGGAGGCGATCATGAGAATTACTTTTACTGAAACGCGCAAGTATGGGGATGGCATCGGCCTCAAGCATGCGGGCGAATCGAAAGATGTGACGACAGCTCAAGGAGAACAATTCATCAAACAAGGACTTGCCGTGAGCTTCAAGTCCAGCAAAGAAAAGCAGACGGCGAAACCCGCCACTGCACCCATGAAGGAGGACTAGATCATGGCATCAGGATATGGGTTCGGCGGGCACATTGGTCTCGCCAAAGAAACAGCTTGGGGCACTGCTGTTGCCGCAACTGATTACATTGAGGCGCTGAGCGAAAGCCTCTCCTCAAACTTTGATCGCTTTGACACCAAGAACATTGTCGGCATGTACGGCGAGCCGGACGATGAGCAGGGTGTCAATCGTATTGCTGGTGATGTGGTTGCCGCCGCCCACCCGGTTTCAATGCTGCCGTTCTTGGTCGGCGTGACCGGTATCCAGTCAAATGCAGAAGTTTTGAGTGGCTTCTTGCACACGCACAACCTGACAATGGCAGCGGCGGATAATGCTGCCAACAATCCGGTTACGCCGATGACGCTGGAAATCTTTCGCGATGTCACTTCGTCGCAGCAATATGATGGGCTGCAAATCGCGCAGCTTCAAATGTCGGCCGCGCCGAACCAGGATTTACGTTTGACGGCGTCGATGATCGGCAAGGGCGAGCGCAGCATTGCGAAGACCACTCCGAGCTTCCCCGGAAGCCCGACGGGGCCATTCACCTTCGACACCTGCTCGATTTCCTTGGGCGGTGCCGCGGTGGCAACCATCGAGGCTTTCAACCTGACGATCGACAATCAGCTCGAGGGCATCCCGTCGCTCAACAACAGTGCTGAGATTGCCAAAATCCGACGTACCGGCCCGCAGTTGGTCCGGCTGTCTGGATCGCTGGCGTTCGAAGACATCGTTGACATGGATCGCTTCCGCGCCGAAACGGAAATGGCTTTCTTGGCCAACTTCACGACGGCCGATTCTTTCTCCCTGCTGATCGATATTCCGCGCTTCATCTACACCAGCTTCCCCACCGGTATCGGGGATCGTGGGCGTCAGGTGATTTCATTCGATGGCAATGCCCGGTGGCATGCCGGGTCTGGCGCGGCCATCGAGTTCCAACTGACCAACACCACCAGCGGCTTCTAAAAGCCAAAACCCAGAAAGGTAGAAAAAGATGAAACTTACTCTTGGCGAACGTGAGGTCGATCTCAGCGGTGCATTCCCGTTGACGCTGGGCGACCTCCGTCAGCTCGGCAAGACCGGGCTCCTGACCGACAAAGGCGATTTGAATTTGGCCGGTGCTGATGGCATCATCGGGCTCCTCCTTCATGTCGCCAACAAATCGCTGAAGGAAGGTGAAGATCCTATCGTCGACGAGCATGTTGAGGCGCTGCCTCTCAATGAGCTGCCGGCACTCACGAAGTTCTTTACCGAGGCAATGGGAGGCGAGGAAGTCGACCGCCCTACCTAGCGGCTGTCCATCAGTTCGCCACTCGTTATGGGTGGCGTCCTGAGGACATTGAGAAGTTTTCAATTATCGAGCTAAATCATTTGACGCGGTTGATAATGAAGGATGACGCCAAGTGACTGACGTTAAACTCACGACCAGCCTAGTTGGCATCAAGCAAGTTGAGACTGGCATCGCCAATCTCGACAAAGGCATTGGTAAGCTCTCCAAGAGCGTAACTAAATTTGGGGACGACATGACCAAGGCGGGCAAGGCAATGACCACAAAGGTCACCTTGCCCATCCTTGCAATGGGTGCCGCTGTCTTGAAGGTTGCAGGTGACTTTGAGGCTGGGATGAACCGCGTCCGAGCTTTGACTGCTGCCACTGGCGAGCAGATGATTAAGATGGAGAAGCAGGCACGGGAGCTTGGTGCCACCACCCAGTTCTCCGCTTCTCAGGCCGCTGATGCTATGGGCTTTATGGCGCAGGCTGGTCTTAACGCCAACGACATCATGGGATCACTTCCCCATACCCTGAACATTGCGGCCGCTGCTCAGATTGATATGGGCCGAGCTGCTGACATCACGACCAACATCATGAAGGGCTTCCGGCTTGAAACTGATGACATGGGGCATGCGGTCGATGTCCTGACGGCGACTTTCACCAACTCTAACACCGATCTCAACCAACTGGCTGAGGCCATGAAGATGGTGGCCCCGGTAGCTAGCGGCTTCAAGGTCAGCATGGAAGAGACAGCGGCTGCTGTTGGCCTGCTGGGTAATGCTGGTCTTCAGGGTAGCTTGGCGGGCACCACGCTGCGTAACGTGCTTATCCGCTTGGCTGATCCGGCCGATGAGTCAGCCGCCTTGCTCAAAGAGCTTGGCATCAATGCCATGACTTCAAGTGGCCAATTCGTTGGCTTCATTGATTTGATCCGACAGATGGAAAAGGCCGGGGCCAATACAGCTGAGATCCTGAAAATCTTTGCCGCTCGGGCCGGGCCGGGTATGGAAGTTCTGCTGTCACAAGGCTCGGACGCTCTGGAAGCATTCACCAAGAAGCTGGAAAATTCTGGCGGCACCGCTGCGCGCATTGCCAAGATCCAGATGGAAGGTTTTAACGGTGCCATCAAAGAGCTGACCAGTGCCCTTAGCGAACTCGCCTTGGCCATTGGCGATACGGGCTTCCTCGATTTGTTCACGACACTCGCCAAAGATGCTGCGGCATTCACGCGAGAGATCGCTGCCATGAATCCTTATCTGCTGAGGCTTGGCACAATTGCGGCCGGGGTTGTCGCCGGCATCGGACCACTGCTCATCGTGGCAGGGCTGTTGACAAAAGCTTTTGGTATGTTGCTTGGTATAGCTGGCAGCTTGGTTTCCACATTCTTGTTGCTTGGTACTAAGGCGATCAAGATCCTGATCGGATCATTCGTCCTTCTGGTTAAAGCAATCGGCCTAGTCATCAGCCCCATCGGCCTCATAATTGCAGCGGTGGTTGCAGTCGGGTTGGCGGCAGTCGTTGTTGCGCGCAACTGGGATGAGATGGGAAAAATATGGACGGCTGTGACTTTGAATTTGGGAAGGTTCTGGGATAAGTTCCAAGGACTATTTCTCAATGGCCTTGCTATCATGGTCAAGAATTTTCGGGCCTTCCTTGGCACATTCGGAAAGCTGCCAGACTTCATAGACAATGCTCTGAAAGATGTTGAGAAGTCCATCAAAGAGCGAGCCATTGCCAATTTCAAAGAGTGGGAAGATGCGGCGAAGGCCACAGGTGAAGCGAACGTCGAAGCTCTTGAGGCAATGGACAGAGCGGTTGATGACGCGACGAGCGGGGTTGAAGATTTAATCGCCACCGGAGTCGAGTTCGGAAACACTATTGGCGACGCGCTGGTTGATGGTGTCACGCCAGCCTTCGAAGCTCTGCAGGCTCAAATTCGCTCTGCCGAAGTCGCTTCTGTATCCATGATTGATATTTGGGAAGGCATCCCGACAGATCCAATCGATGATTCAGTTGCAGCTATGGAACGCTTCACTGCGGCTTCAAAGAAATCGATGGAGGGTGTTGCTGGTGTCACGCAGGGCATCGAGCGGCTCGGCCCAGCTTGGGAAGGCATTGGCAAGGCAACCACATCTTATCTCGATGACATTCGTGATGTCGCCAAGCAGACCGAAGCCTCAATGGGCCGGGTGCTGCTGGGTCTTGAAGATGCCTTAACGCAATTCTTCCTGACTGGTAAACTAGATTTTGCAGATTTCGTCGATGTCGTAAAGGTTGAGCTTGCTCGCCTCGTAGCCAAGGATCTGATCTCTGGTATCGCTGGAGCTTTCGGTGGTGGTAGCGCCGCTGGTGGAGGCGGAATCATTGGCAGCTTAGTTGGCGGCATCGTAACTTGGATTGGCGGCTTCTTTGCCGGCGGTGGACCAGTCACTGGACCGGGTGGGCCAAAGGATGATAACATTCTGGCGATGGTCAGTAGTGGTGAATACGTTATCAATGCTGCTGCTGCAAAGAAGTTAGGGCCAGCACGCCTTTCACTAATGAACCAAGGTATGATCCCCAGCTTTGCTGAGGGCGGTGGTGTCGCCGCTAATACAGAAGGCATCGGCGACACCGGCAGCGGGCCACAAGTTTCCGGGCCGGGATCAATAGGTAACTCGGGGGGCGTCGCCAATGACATCGGAACGCTAGGGCTGGCGCTCAATGAACTTATTGATCCGGCGGCATCTCCGACCGGCATTGGCTTTCACAGCCTTGCCGAAATGATGGTCCCGTCAACATCGGGAAGTTTCATCGGGCAAGGTGTTAACTCGATAGTCCAAACTATGTTGGCAAAGATCGGAATTGGTCAAGGCCAAACGGGCGTGCAGGGCTTGACTGATGCACAGATAAATGCAATCGCCGCAGCGACCGGTGATCAAAGTGCAATCGCCATGAACGCAGAGCAGCAGCTAGGTTTCATTGGCCCATTGATTGGGATGGGCGGCATCGGAGCGATCGCCATGTTTGGCTTGGCCCTTGCAAACAAGTTTGGCAACCATGGCAATGGCGAGCTGATGTCAGAAGCTGATGTTGCTGGCCATGCAGATCAGATCGAGCGTCGGATCCCACCATCAACAGGAAGGTTGGGCAGCTTCGGAAATTTCATGGGGCCAGCTTCATTGAAACTTATTGAAGATGCAAACTCTGCCTTTGCCTCGATGGAGACAGGCGGAGACAGGGTCTTCACCCAGCCCACGCTTTTGAGTGTGGCGGAGAATGGACCCGAGCATATCACTGGTCGCCCGCTGGCCTCTGGCGGCGGTCGTGGCGGTGGCGTCAATGTGATTGTCGAGGGCGACGCGGTCTTTGACGATATCACTGCCGACGATCTGGCGCGTAAGATTGTCGAGCGCATGGACAACATGAGCTTCCGAGGCATCGCCTAATGGCTGTCCCGTCCTACAATGTTCTGATCGAATGGCAGACCGGCTCTTTCACTGAGCTGGGCGAGGATGTGCGTGCATTTCAGACCACCAATCAGGCAGCGGGCCTGTTTGATAAATTCAAGACCGGTGCCGGTAAAATCACTCTTGACAACTTCGATGGAAAGTATAGCCCATCAAATTCCGCCTCAGCGTTGAACGGGTTTCTCATCCCCGGCAAGCAAGTCAAGATTGAAGCAACGCATTCCGGATCGACTTACAATTTGTTCGCCGGCAAGATCGATAACATCAAGGCTGATCCGTCGATGAAGAAAAAGCGGATGGTCACCATCGACTGCCGCGACGAAATGAAGACGCTGAATG